TGGCGCGAAACAAAACGCAGGGAGACGCCCACCCCCGCCACAGTACCTTTTAAATCAATGACTTAGCGTCGCGTCGCGTCTCGCTCGCGTGGTGGACGCGCGTGTCACCTTAGCCGCTTGAGCTGTCGCTCTAAGGCGGTGGCATAGTAGCGCGGGAGCTGTTGCACTTGTTTGTCTGCGGCTGGCATGAGCCACGGGTTGCGGGGTATGTTCACGGACTTGCGCGACAGGTCTTGGATCATTTCGACGCGTGGCTTGCGCTTGCCCCCGTACACTCTGAACAAACCCTTGCGCCGCTGTAGCTCCAAGAAGATGTAGCGGCGGCCGGTTCTGATCGCCTCCTTCACTGCTATGGCGTTGCGCTGCTTACGGTTAGACGTGCGGGCGTTACGCGCTAGGGTAATGTTCGACACCTTGTTCGGCCTGCGCACCAGCTTTTGCCGTGGCTTACTGCCCCGCCCCTCGCCGGACGCAACAGACGTGGGGATCGCCACGCCGTGCTTCCCTGTCGAATCTTCACGGCCTCCGATCTCTTGCGTCTCCATGTATCGCTGCGTCGAGCCGGTGGCGGCCTCCAACGTCTGGCGGTTGGCCTTACGCACAAGGATAGAGCGCTGCGACCATGCGTTCCGCAAGGTCATGCGGCCGCCCAGTTCGCGTCGCGCCTCCTTCTGGGTCTCGAATGCGGCACGGTTCACCGTTTCGAGTTCCGCGAAAAGTAGGCCCCTGCTGTTTAGTCTCTCGAGCTTGTTTTCGAGTTGGCGCACCTGCGCCGCGTTTGCTGTGATCGTCATAATGCGGTCCTCCTGTTGGCCTAAGTATAACCGTTCGGTAGGCGTGTAGTAAAAAAAAAAGTTTGGCCGCTCAGTATATAGAATCACGGCTTATTATGGGCTTTTTAGGCTATTTCTTAACCGTTTTGCTTTATGCCTTTCACTTCTTATTTATTTACTACTTTACTACAAAGAAAAGAAAAGACTAATAGAAACAAGGGTTTAGCTGTAGGAAAACCGCCACAGAAATTCACTACAGAAAAACTACAATGCTACGGCTGTAGGAAAACCGGCGATCGGAATTTCCTACAAAATACGTCTTGCTTTGTCGGTTACTGTCGGTTATTCTCTACGCCATATCTTTTAACCCAATAACAAGGACACCCCATGCAAGCCACCACCCCGGCCACGGCCGAAACGGCGGAGCTGACTATCGCCGACGCGGCGGAACGCCTGAAAGTCTCGACGCGAACGGTCAGTCGCTACATTGCCTCGGGTAAGCTCCGCGCCACCCGTATTACCCACAAGACGGTCCGCATTAAAGAGTCGGACCTGCAAGAGCTTCTCGGGGGTGCTGAATGTCGAAGCAGTTAGCCCAGCAGTTTAGCGCTTACGGGCTGCCTGTCTTCCCGGTCACAACTAAGAAGAGACCAGCCGTTAAAGGTTGGCAGCACCCATTAGCCCCGGACCAATACCAGTGGCCATCCAATAAAATAGGCGTGCCGGTCCCTGTCGGCTGCTTCGTCGTCGACCTCGACTTATACAAAGGCGTAACGCGCCACGCGGTTGAGCAGCTACTTGGTTGCGCCCTTCCGTGGGATGAAGCGCTGATCCAAAGAACAGCCAACGGCGGTGAGCACTACGCGTTTAGCCATAACGGTGACGAACTAATGCAAGGCTCCGACCTGTTCAAGCTGGCGGGGTTTGACAGCCGCCGAGCTGGCGCGGGGTTTATCGTTACGGGTGAAGGCTACACGCCGACCAAACCCGGCGGCGCTGGCGCTCTTGCCTATCCGTCCACCCTCCCACAATTGCCGCCCGCTGCCGCGCTCAAGCTCAAGAAGCCAGAACGGCAAGCCGAGAAGCCCACCAAACCGCTAACCGAGCAAGAAGTGGAGAACATGAAGAGCGCGCTGGCCAGTATCGACCCGGCTTGTGGCCGTGAAGACTGGTGGCGACTATTGGCAGCGGCCCGACACTTGACGGCGCACGACCCCGAACAGGGCCTCGAGATTTTCAACGCGTGGTCGGCTGGCGAATACTCCGACGACCAAGAGCCGCCCGCCAACTATATGAGCATTGACGACGTGGAGCACCAGTGGTTCCACACCGGCAGCGAGGGCGGCATTGCAGGCGGTACGCTATACCACAAGGCTATGGAACACGGCTGGAGGCCGCCTAAAGGGTTTGACGTTTCCGCAGTGTTCGGCCAAGGCGCGGCGGCGGTTGACGTTTACGCCGACACGATCGACGACATTAACGCGCACGCACTGGACCCGAAAGAGCAGCCGCGGTTGATTGATACGATCGTCAACTTCCCGGGCTCACCTTCACAGCTGGCAGCCCTGCGCGGCTTAATGCTCAAGTTGCTGAAAGAGGACAACCAATTAACCAAGCAGCTGCGCGAAATGCTAGACGGCGGGAGGGCTCCGACTAAAGCCACCACGGACGCGACCTCTGTTGCGGAGTTGCCCGCCGTGGTCACACTGGACCAAGTGCCAGAACGTCAGATCAGCCGAGCAACCGGCGCGCACGGTTCAAACGCGGCCATTATGCTGCAGGAAGTCTTCGGCGGCCGTCTGGCTACCTTCGAGGGGGTTTTGCGCTGGTGGACCGGCATTGAATGGCAGAAAGCGGAAGAAGACACACTGCTGCGTCTTACGTCTGCGGCGTTGAGCCCGGATCAAGATAAAATGCCAAACGTGAAAGGGACGGTCCAAGCGCTGGCCCTGAAAGCGCCACGCCGAGAAGCTGCCGCAGCTGACCGCCGGGTCTACTTCCAGAACGGCGTCCTCGACCTTGATAGCCAGATGATTTACCCGCACCACCACGACAATAATAACACCGGGGCGCTGTCCGTAAGCTACAACCCGAACGCGCAGCTAGGCGAGTGGGCCGCACACATGGACCGAGTGTTTGGCGGACTGCATGACGGCGACGACCGGGTGGCGCTACTGCAAGAGATTGTCGGCTGGCTGCTTATCACTGACGATCTGAATGTTCAGAAGTGCGTAGCGTTTGACGGCGCAACGCGTGCGGGTAAGGGCGTCATATTCGACGCGCTGTCGGCCATTGTGGGCGCGGGCAAATGCGGGTTTGCGAACTTCGCCAACCTTGCGAACGGCAAAACCCAGTCGCTGTTCATCCACCACGATGTGGTGTTTGACCATGAGGGCAAGCCACCCCCACGCCAAGAGACCAAAGAGGCGATCGGTTTTATGAACAAAGTAGCATCAAACGAGCCGGTCAGCATCCAACTGTTGAACGTCCAGACACCTTGGACCGGCCGCCTAAATAGCAAGTTCCTGTTTGCCTGTAATGGCATCCCGGTTATGGTGGACGACTCCGGCGCGAGTACTACGCGCTTTCTGGTCCTGCGCTTCGATCGCTCGTTTGCGGGCGTGGAAGACAAGGGGATCGGCGGGCGTATGCGCCAGTGCTTGGAAGGTGTGGCCGCGTGGGGCATTGTTGGCCTACAACGCCTTCTCGCCAACGGTGGCCGCTTCACTGAGCCCGCCTCGTCTATTCAGGCAACGGACGACATGAAGGACGGCAACCAACCGCTGCGCGAGTTTATCGCGGAGTATTGCACGATCGGCAAGGGCCAGCGCTGCCACTCGAAGGACTTGTGGAGCGCCTACCGCATTTATGTGGCGGACGCGAATATCAAGGCCAGCAGCCGCCACGCGTTCTTGCGCAGCCTACGGGCTACGCTATTAGGCCAGCCGGTCGAAGAGAAGAAAAGCCTGCGGATTGACACCGCAGTTTCTAGCGGCTTCGAGGGCCTCGGAGTTCGCGGAGGCGCACCGGCTAACGTAGTCGCGGGCGCATTCGGTAAACAGAAGGAGACCACATGAAAGCCAGCGACATAAGCCCGGAGCTGCGGCGCTTAATCATTAAGGAGCGGGCGCTGTTTAAAGCGCTTGTGCCGACCACCCACCAAGCCGAGGTCATACAATACGCCGAGCGCGAAAAGGTGATCGACACCAGCGCGGTTGCTAAGCGTTTCGGCGTCAGCATTCAAAGCGCCAACGGCACGCTCCGGCGCTTGTGGAAAGTCGGCCACCTAAACCGCGAGAACGTAGGCGACCCAACCGGCGGCACGCTCTACCAGTACACACCATTTCACATTAAATAAGGTAATTCACCCATGAGCACAGCAATTCAACTGCTTTCAGATATAACCGTTTTTAACAAGTACGCCCGCTATTTGCCTATGCAAGAGCGGCGCGAGGACTGGGCCGAGATAGCCCAGCGCAACTGCGACATGCACGTCCGCCGGTACCCACACTTGGCCGACGAGATCCAGCGCGTTTTCCACGACTTCGTGCTAACTAAGAAGGTCCTGCCGTCCATGCGCTCGCTACAATTCGGCGGCCGACCGATTGAGCTAGCCAACAACCGGATCTTTAATTGCGCGTACATGCCCGCGGACCACCCGGACGCGTTCAGCGAAATGATGTTTTTACTATTGGGCGGGACCGGCGGCGGCTATTCCGTCCAACGCCAGCACGTCGCCAAACTCCCCGCTGTTCAGGGCACTATTGACGCCCGGCGCTTCGTGATCGGCGACTCAATCGAAGGGTGGGCCGATTCGGTCAAGGTGCTGGTCGAGGCGTACTTCTACGGCAAAGCGCGCCCGGTGTTCATCTTTGACGACATACGAGAGAAGGGCGCACCTCTGATCACCTCTGGCGGCAAGGCACCCGGCCCGGAGCCGTTGCGCGTATGCCTTGAAGCACTCGAAAGCGTCCTGCGTGCCGCTGTTGGCCGCCAACTTAAACCGATTGAAGCCCACGACATGATGTGCATTATTGCCGACGCGGTGTTGGCCGGTGGCATTCGACGGGCTGCCTTGATCTGCCTGTTCAGCCGTGACGACGCCGAAATGCTGACCTGCAAGTCTGGCGCGTGGTGGGAAACCGCACCGTGGCGAGGGCGTGCGAACAATTCGGCCGTACTCCCCCGTGATAAGGTGGGCCGCGAAGAGTTCGACCACATTTGGCAGCTGGTGGAGCAAAGCGGAGCCGGTGAGCCGGGCGTTTACTGGACCAGCGACGAAGACTGGGGCACCAACCCTTGCTGCGAGATTGCCCTGCGCCCTTTCCAGTTCTGCAACTTAACCGAGGTCAACGCGTCCGACGTAGCGGACCAGCAGGACTTCAACGAGCGCGTAGAGGCCGCGGCGTTTATTGGCACGCTGCAAGCCGGGTACACTGACTTTCACTATCTGCGCCCAATCTGGAAGGCCACCACCGAAGAGGACGCACTGATCGGCGTTGGATTGACTGGCATAGCCTCCGGGGCCGTTCTTGGTCTTGATTTGGCGCTGGCCGCTGAGCAGGCGAAGCACACCAACGAAATGACGGCCGCGACTATCGGCATTAACCACGCAGCCAGAACAACCACCGTCAAACCCGCGGGCACAACCTCGCTAGTGTTCGGCTGCTCGTCTGGTATCCACGCTTGGCACAATGACCACTATATCCGCAGAATGCGCGTAGGGAAGAACGAGGCGCTCTACCGCTATATGCTGGCGGCAGCTCCGGCACTGGTTGAGGACGACCAATTGAGCCCGGGCAATGCCGTGTTAAGTTTCCCGCAGAAGGCACCAGAAGGCGCGGTAATGCGCACAGAAAGCGCGGACGACCTGTTGGGGCGTGTACGCCGGTTTAACCTTGAGTGGGTGCGCCCGGGCCACCGTGAAGGCGTCAACACGCACAACGTCAGCTGCACGATCAGCATTAAGCCCGAAGAGTGGGCCGTCACCGGCGAGTGGATGTGGGGCCACCGCGACGACTACAACGGGATCGCCGTGCTGCCGTATGACGGCGGGACATACCCGCAGGCACCCTTTGAGGACTGCACCCCGGAAGAGTTCGCGGCCATGCTGCCACACCTCGAAGGGCTCGACCTGCACTTGGTCAACGAGGCCACCGACGAAACGGACCTCAAGGCCGAAGCCGCGTGCGCTGGAGGCGCGTGTGAAATAGTTTAAATTCTCCCCCACCCTTTGCCCGGCTAACCACCGGGCTTTTTTTATTAGTTGCTTGACTTGTGCTATTAGTCTGCTATTATTTGAATCATAGACAACACAACAGGACGCAACGACATGAAAACACTAACCGCCAAACTTAAAGCGCTGGGCTACAAAGAAAACCGCCACGGCGACGCACTGGACAAGGGCAACAACCGCGTCTACTTCGACGACGGCTTGGTCGTGGTGGTTAAGTTCAACAACCCACGCGCCCAACTAATTGAATCCAAGAGCACCGTCGACAGCCACTTAGGTGACGACGTGGTGCTTAATGTTATCGACGCCTTAACCAAGTAACCGAGGAGCCCGCAATGACCCCCGAACAATTCGACCTTATCGTCGAGCAGCGCTTTGAACGACTGAACAGCGCAACGATTGCCGCCTGCCGGGCGGTGATTATCAACGGCGTAAGCGCTTACAGCGCCGAGGACGCCCACAAGTGCGGCCGTGGTACAGTCAGCCGCTACGTTAACAAGATCCACGCCGAGGTGGCGTTCTGTGAAGAGGTGGCAAACCATGCTAAAAAAGATTAAGGCCGCAGCCGTTGCGCTGCTTCTGCTGGCCCTGTTCGGCCTAGTGGGTGAAATGGACTACCAAGACGCCGTCGCCCAGCACGAGCACTGTTTGAAGATGGTAGAGCAGGGCGCGTGGCCCCCGGAGGTGTGCCAATGAGCCCGGAAGAGACGCGCTACCGCTTTGAGTGTGAGTGCAACGGCGAGATCCCGATCGGCGACGGGCCGACCCTCAGTGCCACCAAGCGCGCCCTCGCCGACTATTGCAAAGACTCGGGGCAATCCGCGGCAAGGGTGTTAGCCCAGCTGGCGGCCGACCTAATGCTTTCAGACAACAGCGACCCGCTGCACGTTTGGGGTGTAGAGTTTGGCCGAGAACTTAACGAAGTAATGACAAAAGGAGCCGATAATGGGACACAAAACGCGACAATATAGCGACCAGCTGCACTGCCATGTGTGTGGTAAACAATGGGACGTAAACGACCCGGAGCCGCCCGCGTGTATTAGCGAGGAAGAGAAGAAGAGGCGGCAGGAAAGCCGCCAGAAGGCGAAGCGACGATCACGCCGCCGCTGATTCGATAGCCCGGCGGCGCAATGCCTCCGGGGCCTTTTTGGCGTGCTTATCCTGAGCCACCAGTCCTTGAGCAATCACCCCCAAGTTCTCCCGCTCAATCGCGGCCCGCATGATAGCGCGGCGTAACTGCTCCATAGTCCCGAAGTGGTAAGTCAACGCCGGTGGCGTCACCCCCAATTCGTCGGCGATCTGTTTGCGCTGCACCTGCGTGTAGTGGGCAGCTGCCGCCAACTCTAAAGCGACGTCGACGATCGCCTCTTTTCTGATCTCTGGTTTGAATCGTTTAGACATTTTTACACACCTCTTTAAATTTCTCATAAAGCAGCTCGTACTCGTCCGCTTTGGCTATGTCCTGTTGCAGGTCGTCTTTCTTCCCGGCCCGCAATCTGTATTTAATTTTGTTGCCTGCACAATACCCGAGCCACTGCTCGGCGGTCAGAGACCGGGCGATAACTTCGATCGCCTCAAGGTCCCCAAGTACTAGGTAGTGCGGCGGCTGTTTAACTTGGTCGCTCATTTGCTAATTTTCCCCGCGTTAATTGCTGCTAGTATTACCCGCGGTTTTCTCCGCGTCAAGTATTCTCGCCCGTGCTATCTCCGCATAATCGGCCGAAAGCTCGAAGCCCATAAACTGGAAGCCCTCAAGGACCGCGCCTCTGCCGGTGCTTCCGCTGCCCGTGAACGGGTCTAAAATCATGCCACCCGGTGGCGTTACGAGACGGCAAAGCCAGCGCATAAGCTCGGTCGGTTTGACTGTCGGGTGTATGTTCTTGCCGCCACCAGTACGCCCGGCCCCTGCGCGCCCATTGCTCAACCCGGCCGACCCTTCTTTGCGGCCTCCGGTTATCTCGCCAGCGCTGACGTACTCGAAGTTCTCCAGCCCCGCTTCGCGGTCCGCTTTGGTGGCCTTGGCGCTATAGAAGTAGCGGTCCATTGGCCCCGGCAAGCAGCCGTCGTGCATGACGTTACCGGGCCAGCGCGGACCCTTGCAGCCTTCAATGTTCAGGCCGCCCACACCGTGCTTCTGGACGTTGTGCGCGTAAGTGCCGTCTAGTGGCTTGCGGCATAGTACGATCGGCTCGTGGCACGGTTTGAGGGCCGTTCCCCAGCCTTCCCACTGTTGGGCCGCTTCACTGTGCGCCGTGGTGATTTTGCCCAGCTCTGGGCGTTCATGGTCCCGGCTCTCGTCGTACTTAATGCGCCAGTTAGCCGCCCCGCTGGTTTTCTCATGCTGCCCGACCACCTCTCGGTTGTGCCAATCTGCGCCCGGCTCGCCTTTATTGCCATTCAGGACGATCAGCAATTCGCCGATCCGCGGGGGTACAGCGGGCCACCCCAGCAACTCCAACAGCTTGGGCACTTGCTCAAGCGTCGGGATCGACGGCTGGGACTTCTGGCTCGTCCAGTGCCCGGCCATACCGGCAAAGCCGAACGCGTCGTCGATCGCTTTGTTTGTCATGCCTGCGACGTCTCGCGCGTTTGCGATCCACTTTGTCACCTCTAACACTTCGTCGCGGTCATGGCGCTGGCGGTCGATCGCCTTGTCTATCGCCATGCTTTTGGGCATTCCCGAACCGTACAGCCAGTGCAGCATGTCCACGACCTCAAAGCCGCCCAAACGAAGCGACGTGGCCATTAGGTCCACGGTGCGCGAACCGGCAAAGGCAACTAGATAGCCGCCGGGCTTCAATACGCGGAACGCCTGCTCCCAGACCAGCGGCCCGGGCACGAAGCTGTCCCACTGTTTGCCCATAAAGCCGCCACAAGTCGGGCTGTATTCGTCGCCGTTTAGCCAGTGCGCCAACACCTCGCGCATGTTCGGCTGCTTGCTCAAACCATAGGGAGGATCGCAAACGATTGAATCCACGCTGTTAGCCGGTAAGGTCGCCATGCCCGTGCGGCAGTCCATGTTTATGATCATAATTGAACCGCCCCCGTGCTAAACATCGACAGGCCGCCTTTGCCCGCGATAAGTTCGAGCCACTGCAACTGCGCGGTCTCGTGCTCGTTGCCGGTGAATTTCCAGCCCTGCTTTTTGGTCTCCACGGCCAAGAACTGCCCGATCGTGGTGCCCACCATTTCCGGCGTTATGAGGCGGGGCACAATGCCGATCAGGTCCGAGGACTTGACCTTGGCGTTTAGCTTGGCGCTGTCATTGCATAGGCCCCAACGGATCGGCGCTTGCTCAACCTCGAAGCGGAACTGGCAACGCGGGCAGCTGTGCTGTTCTTTCGCCTTGCTGGCCCCTACGTTGTTGCGCCACGCCATGCCGCCTTGCTTGGCTATCTGCAGCCGGGCTTGTTGTTGGGCGTATGCTTCGGTCATTATCGGCGCGCCCTCCGGCTGAAAGTGCGCCTCGGCGTGCAACAGCTGGTGGAGTTCTTGCGCGGCTTGGGGGTGGCGCGCCGCCCACTCTGGGTAAGTCATGCGACCCCCTTGTTAGCAATGTACGCCACGTTGAGCGCGTCCCACACGTCGGCGAGTAGCTGGCTATGGTCTGGAATCCCGCTGCGTTCTGCGAGGTCTTTCTCAATCTGCGCGCCTTTGCTCTTGTCGCTGCCCGGAAGGAATACGGCGGCCTCACACTGCCCCAACATGACAAGACTAACCTCGACGTAGTCTTCGTAGCGTGTCCAATCGGTAGGCAGGCACGCCGGGTTGCGCACCTCGTGGCCCTGTTCTTTCAGCGCCAGCTCCGCAAGGTAGAAGCTGTCGCGGTTGAAGTCTTTAAGCCCGGTCATTGGCCCGGCTATGTAAATTATTGCCATTAGCGGCTCCCTAGTTTATAACTTTCGCCGATTAAGTTAGCACGGCATCTAATGAAAAGCAAGCCGTGATCTTGTCGGCTAGCGCGTCGGTCTGTTTGGCGTCAAGAGTAAACGCCGTGGCAATGTCCACGCCGAAGCGGTGGTAGAACCGGCGGTGAATCTCCGACAGGTCGCGGCCTTCTTGCGCTCCGACCCACCAGCCCACCAGCTGACGCAACACTTCCCGGCGGTACTTCGCGTCCCGGTGTGCTTTCAGCTGCTTGGAGTGGCCCACGGCGGGCACGTTACGGGCGAACAGGCCGCGCTGGAACTCTTCGTCGTCGCAGTCGGCCTTGCGCATTTTCTCGAATAACGCCGCCATTGCTTCGACGTCCAGCTCCAACAGGTCTCCGTCGACCTGCTCTGGTATGCTTCGCCCGGCTGGCTCCGGCTCTGACCCGCAGTATGGGCACGCCTTATAGAACGCCTCGTAGGGCTGTGTGCAGCTATCACAAACGCGCTGCGGTATTGTGTCGGAATTGCTGCGGCTGCCTTTCTCTTTGCCTGCTAGCGTCCACTGGCGCGGCCAATCCGGCATCCCGTGGCGCTCCCAGTTGCGCACCGGGTCAATGATCACCGCGTTAGGTTTGCCGCCGTTAGCGATAGCCGCCAGCCTGCCCTCTTGCGTCTCCAAGTCGTAGCCCTTGCCGTAGACTACGCGAAGAACCCGGCCGCACATTTGCAAAAACTTGTTAAGTGACTGCGTGGGGCGCGCGAGAATGGCGCACTCCGCGGCGGGCACGTCGTAACCCTCGTCGAACAGGTCCACATTGACCAGCACATCAAGCGCGCCGTGCTCAAAGTCCGCGCTGGCCTTATCGCGCACGCTGTCCTCGGTGGTGCCGTCCAGTGCTATGGCCCGCACACCGTTAGCGTTGAAACTGTCGGCCATTTCGTTAGCGGTGGCAACGTCGGTGGCGAACACGATTGCCCGCTTGCCTTTGGCAAACTGCAGGTACTGCTTCACCACGTCGCCGACAATGTGGGACTCGACAACCCGGGCGCGCAATGCCTTGGAGTTGAAGTCGCCGGAGGCGGTAACGGCCACGCCCTCAAGGTCTAGGTCGGTAGTCGGCGCGAAGTACTTAAACGGCGACAAATAGCCCTCCCGGATCAGCCACTTGACTTGTGGCCCCTCGACCAGCTCTTCCGCGAAGCCGTCCGCCTCAACGCCTAAGCCCTTGCCGTCCGCTCGCTCCGAGCAGGCCGAGACTTGCAACAGTTTGGCGTTCTCCATACAATCCACGGCGCGAGCCCATAGGCCGCTCGTCACATAGTGGTGCCCCTCGTCGAACACGCAAAGCGTCACTTGTTTGAGCCAGCTTTGCAGCTGTGTGTTCTTTCCGGCGCTCTTACTCGTCAGCGTTTGAACCGACGCCACGCCACACAATGCGGCAGGGTCTACAAACGATTTGCCGAACTTCTCCAAGTGCTTGCGCCGTGCAAGTCGGACCGTTGCCGGTGGCGCTACGATCCGGTGCTTCACCCCCAACAGCGCGAGGCTACAAGAGATTTGCACCACGATCTCTTTGCGGTGTACCACGGCAGCGGACGCGCCCTTATGGTCATGTATGATGCTTGCGAAGACCACCGTCTTTCCGCCACCCGTCGCCATGACCGCCAGCACAGCGCGCACCCGCCGCCACGCCTCAATAATCGCGTTCTTGACCGGGAGCTGGTAGTCCTTCCGTAGCTTAATTGCCATTAGTAACCCCCGCAGCCTAAGTGTCGGCCCGACGTATCTAGCCGTGGCGTAAGGCCGCCCCGCGCGCCTTCCAAATACTCGCAGCCAGTCTTGTGATCGGTGCGCACTGCCATGTTGCTGCGGCCGTCCGGCGAGTCCGTGGAGTCTTTGCCCGCGTCCGTTTTGTTGTACGCCCAAGACGCCAGCCATAGCACCAGCACGACCCAACCGAAGAACCGCAAGTGCCGGTCGAGGGCTTTGTGAACGCCTTTTTGAATAAGGTCTATGATCTTCGCTTCGTCCATTCTGTAACTATCCCCGTGAAAGTTGTTGACAGTTGATAGCTTACCTGCTAACTTTCCCCACGTCAATTAGCAAAAGGAGCAAATGACAATGATTAAAATTGAATTTCCCGCCGACCGCAAAGACATAGCGCTGGCTATCGGCAAAGCATTAACCGAGATCGGCCAAGGCGCGGTAGTAGCTGCGGCGGCTGTTGATTCACTTAGCAGCGCCACGCACGTTTCCTGCGACATTCCCGGGGCCAGCACTACTGCTTGCGACGACCAGCTGAAAGAAGACCATACGCCGGAAGAACACGAGGCCGAAGAGGTCCCAAACGACACCAAACACTCGGGTGCCCTGTCTGCGGGCGCGACGACTGGTTCTGGCGACGGGCCAGCAAATGCGGGTGGTGCCTCACAGACGGCCCAGACTGGTGGCGAAAAAGTAGACGAGAAAGGCGTGCCGTTTAACGCCGAGGTGTGCTCGAAGGCTGCGATCCCGTTCTACGGCAGCGGCAAGAAGAAAGGCCAGTGGAAGAAGCGCCAAGGGGTTGACGAGGACGCTTACGACGAGTGGTACGCCGAAGCACTGCTAGGAGCTAACATAGCCGAAGAAGAGCCTGCCGACACTGCGCAGAACGAAACGACCAGCGACAGCAACGTGGCCGCTAATGCGTTCGGTGCCAACACCCAACAGGCCGCACCCAACGAAAACGCGCCGCAAGACGCCGGGCAGCTTATGAAGTGGGTGAGCGAACAGCAAGCCGCGGGCAATATTACCCAACAGCAGGTAACCGACGCTTACACGGCGCTCCAGCTGCCATTCGACGCGGTAATGAACCCGGCCTACCCGGTTGCGGATAACTGCGCCGCCATCTTCAACCACTTGAAAGGGCAGATCGGCTAATGAGTGACCACGCTATCCTTGCGCCCAGCAGCGCCCCCGTGTGGGGCCATTGTTCAGGCTCTATTATCGCAGCGCAAGCCGCGCCAAGCCCTGAGACCGAGCAGACCCGAAACGGGACGGCGGCGCATTGGGTGGCGGCGGTTTGCCTCGCTAACTGGAAGATCGGCGGCGAACACGACCCTCGGGCCTTTATTGGCACCGTATGCCCTGAGAACGGGGTGGTTGTTGACGCGCTGATTGCGGAGGGGGCCGAAGTCTATGTCACCGACGTGATCGGCACGCTGTCGCAGATACAGGGCGGCCGGGAGGCGCTTGTTGTTGAGTTTAGGGTCCACATGCCCTCAATTCACGAGCAGAACTGGGGCACGCTTGACGCCTCCGCCAGATTCCCCGGCCTGATTTATATCTGGGACTATAAGCACGGCCACGCCAAGGTTGAAGCCTTCGAGAACTTGCAGCTGATCGACTATCTGGAAGGGCTGCGCGAGTACCACGGCATTAACGGCCACGAGGACCAACACACGCGAGTCATTGCCCGGGTGGTCCAGCCGTTCGCCTACGATCCGCGCGGACCTGTCAGCGAGTGGGCCTTCATGTTCTGCGACATTCGCGGGTATGTTAACCAACTGCACGCCAAGGCGCACGAAGCCATGACGAACCCAACGCTGACCAGTGGCAAGCATTGCCGCTACTGCCCAGCCCGGGGCCGTTGTCCGGCGTTACGCGCGGCGGTGTATAATCTGATCGACTTGGTGGACTCGCCGTTGGCGTTCGACACTATGGCGGGCGGAGACTTGGCAACCGAGCGGGAGATCCTACTGCGCGGCCAGACCATGCTAAAAGCGCGCCTCGAGGCAATCGAAGACGACCTGACGCACCGCGTTAAGAATGGCGACGGCTCTTGTGGCCTGTCACTCGACAGCGTGCCGGGCCGTATCAACTGGACAGTCGAACCGGGGCAAGCAATCGCCGCGGTGGGCATAATGGGGATCGATATTACGCGCCCCCACTGTGACACGCCAACGCAAGCGCGGGCTAGAATCCCCGCCGCTATGCGGGACGCGTTCGACGAGGCTATCAAGCCACTGACCAAGCGCGGGCGCTCTCTCAAGCTGGTGGACTCCCGCGACACGTTGGCGGCACGCGTATTTAGAAAATAGTAGTTGACGCGCGGCTCTGTCTGCGCTAACTTTATCGACGAAAGTAACATTTAACAATTTATCAACCGGAGCAATTAAGATGCTATTAGACGACAAACATGTACTTGTAGAAGGCGCGACCGTAGTTTGGGACGCAATCACCCGACCAGAACGCCGCGACGACGGCTCAACCTCGCAGAAACTCAAAGTCGTGATCCCTGCGGGCAACCCGGCGATCGCTGAAATTGAACAGCTGGCGCAGCAGTGCTTAGCAGAAAGTAAGTGGCGCGGCAACTTGCCGGGCGGCGCAAACTGGGCAATTAGCCCTGTAAACCCGGGCGAATATAATAACCAATTCCCCGGCGGCTATGTGATCAACCCTTCCTCTAACCGCGTGCCTGACATTTACGACGAAGGCGGCCAACTGCTCACCGATCCTATGCAATACGGCCAGCTGATTTACCAAGGCCAGTCGGTTAGCGTTATCGTGCATTGCTGGGACTACGACAACAAGTCGAAAGGGATAGCGACCGGCCTTGACGGTGTGCGAATCCACACCAGCCAAAACGCCCCGCGCCAGCAGTTTGGGGGCGGCGGTTTCGACTCCGGTTCGGTGTTTGGGCAAGGCGGGGGTGGTCAGCCAATGAACCAAGGCCAACCGCAGGGCGGCTATCAGCAACAGCCACAAGGTGGTCAGCCAATGCAACAGGCGCAAAACTTCCTGCCGCAACAGTAAGCGCCAACCCCGGGCCGCCCTCTTTATCGTCGGCGGCCTTTTAGTCTCTGAGGAGCCACGACTATGAATTTTACGACCGAACACGCGATCATTGCGGTGCTGCTATCCGTCATTCTTGCTTTTATCGTTGGCGCGTATCTCAAGCGCCGCTACCACCCCGCGGACGCACCGGCGGCCCACATCTTCCTCGACCTCGAAACGCTCGGCATTCGCTACGATGCGCCGATCTTGGTTATCGCTGCCTATGCTGTCGATTCGCTGGGTAATAAAATAGCCCGCAACTGTTGGCGCATTGACCCGGCCAACGCCAAGCTATACGGCGAGCCGGACCCGGCGACCGTGCAATGGTGGTCGGAGCAATCGGAGTACGCGCAAGAGCTGGCATTCAAGCAGGGGCCGCGGCTGGACTTACCGGAAGCACTGGCGGGTTTAGAGGCGTTTATTAAACCGCTGGCCGAGAAGTACGGCGACGAGTGCTTCGTCTGGGGCAACGCTCCGACCTTCGATTGCGCGATCCTCCGCTATGCCTACGAAGTCGTCGGCCGCGAGGTGCCGTGGGAGTTCTGGCAGGAACGCGACGTCCGCACCGTGGCGTGGTTCGGGAAATGGGCAGGCCATGACGCCAAGAAGCTGACCGAGTTCAGCGGAGAACCGCACGTAGCGCTTGACGACGCCCGCCACCAAGCCCGCTACACAATTGAGATCCTGAACGAACTAGGGGGCCGCTAATGCGCACGATAATAGCCGGATCGCGGGACCTCTCGCAGCAAGACACGCAAGCCGCGATCATGTCTTGCCCTTGGCAGATCACGGCCGTTGTTAGTGGTGAAGCGCGCGGGCCAGACTCGCACGGCAAACAGTGGGCCGCCCAAGTCGGCCTGCCTGTTAGCAGCCACCCGGCAGACTGGGACAACCTCGGAAAATCTGCGGGCTTTGCGCGCAACGAGGACATGGCCCACGAAGCCGAGGCGCTGTTGGCTGTCTGGGACGGCCAAAGCAACGGCACCCGCCACGTGATCGACTATATGCGGTCGATAGGCAAACCGGTACACGTTCACGAGATTAAACCCGCGGCCAGCGGCGGCAAAGCCGTGACCCACCCGACTATTGACTTCGAGACCTACAGCGAGGCGGGCTACTATGTGGACCCGTTCACCGGCAAGGTTAAGGGCGTCGGGTCGCAAGGCAAAGGCGGCCTGCCAGAAGTCGGCACGCCTGCCTATGCCGAACACCATAGCGCCGAAGTGTTGACGCTGTCCTATGACTTGCTGGACGGTCTGGGGGTGCGCCGCTGGAAGCCCGGCGAGCCGAACCCGCAAGCCCTGCTCGAGCACGTCGCAGCCGGTCGGCCGATCGCCGCTTGGAACGTGACGTTCGAGTGGTACTTTTGGAACTTCGTGTGCGTGCGCAAGTACGGCTGGCCGCCGCTCAACTTCGAGCAATGCCACTGCGACATGGCAAAAAGCCGCCGGTACTCTACGCCCGGTTCGCTCGACTTGGCCGCTAAGTTCCTCGGCGGTTCGCCTAAAGACAAAACCGGCAAGGACTTGATCCGCAAGTTGACCAGACCACACACCCCCACGAAGAAGCGCCCGGAGTACCGCTGGACGAGGCAAACCGCCCCGGAGGACTTCGCCGCTTTCGACGCCTATTGCGATCAGGACGTTGTGGCCGAAATGACAACGGCCGCCAGCATTCCCGACCTTACCGACTACGAGCGCACAACATGGCTAGCCGACCAGCATGTTAACGCCCGTGGGGTCCAAGTGGACGTCGAAGCCCTCGACGCCTGCCTTGACATTATGGCCCAGACCGAGCGCCGCTTTACCGACGAGCTGCGCCAGATAACGGGCGGCGAAGTCAACACCGTGAACGCCGGTGCGCAGTTTATTAAGTGGCTGGCCTCTCAAGGCGTACACACCACCAGCATTGACGCCGACCACGTTAAGGAGTTGGTGGCGCGGGACGATTTGCCGCCCGTTGCCCGGCGTGCTCTTGAGATACGCCAGTCCCTCGGCGGTGCGAACATTAAGAAACTGCCAAAGCTGAAACGGCAGATCAATAGTGACGGGCGGTTGCGGGACCAGTACAGCTATTGCGGAGCCGACCGCACGGGCCGCTGGTCAGCCGGTGGCGTCCAGTTGCAGAACATAACGGCCAAAGGCCCTAAGTCGAAGACGTGCGGCTTGTGCGGCCATATAGCGGGCATTGACTGCAAGGTCGAAGTACTCGGCGCTCGTGGCGATTGCCCGGAGTGTGGGGCTAACGACTGGAAGGAGAACCCGGAGTGGACCGTCGAGGCCGTAGAATACGCGCTGAAGGCTATCAAGACGCGCGACCTTAACTATGTGCTGGACGCTTGGGGAGACCCGTGCGCGCTGCTTGCTGGCTGCCTGCGTGGGCTGTTTATCGCTAAAGAGGGGTCGACCTTAATCTGTTGCGACTTCTCGGCAATTGAAGCCGTTGTGCTCGCCTGCTTGAGCCGCTGCCAATGGCGGATCGACGTATTCAACACGCACGGCAAGATTTACGAAATGAGCGCCTCGAAAATATCCGGGGTGCCGTTTGAAGAGTTCGCCGCGTACAAAAAAGCCAACGGAATGCACCACCCGCTCCGCAAGTCATTGGGCAAGGTCGCCGAGTTGGCGTCAGGCTACGGCGGCTGGTTGGGTGCGTGGGCTGCGTTCGGTGCCGAGGAGCATTTCAACAGCGACCAAGAAATTAAGGACGCGATTATCGGCTGGCGTGAAGCGAGCCCGGAGATTGTCGAGTTTTGGGGCGGCCAGCACCGACAGGTCGGGGCCAAACCGTGGGACAGCGTGCCGGAGTTGTTCGGCCTTGAGGGGGCAGCGGTTGCCGCGATACTCAACCCGGGCCATTGCTTTGAGGTCGGCGACATATCTTACGGGGTGGCTAATGACGTGCTGTATTGCCGCCTACCGTCGGGTCGCTTCCTACACTATCACCGCCCGCGCTTGGACCACTGCGAGGACCACTTCCGCCGCCCGGCGTATAAAATCACGTTTGAAGGCTACAACAGCAACAGCCAGAAAGGGCCGGTCGGCTGGCACCGAATGGAGACCTACGGCGGCCGCTTAGCGGAGAACGTGACCCAAGCCGTTAGCGCAGACATTCAGGGCGAAGCCTTGAAGCGTGCCGAGGGTGCGGGCTATCCGGTTGTAATGCACACACACGACGAGTTAACGGCCGAGGTCCTGCTCAACAGCGACAAAACGCTGGAAGGCATGGTCGAGGTTATGACGCAAAGGCCCACATGGGCGAGCTGGTGGCCGATTCGCGGCGCTGGCTGGACACACAAACGCTACCAGAAGGACTAACACTATGAAATGCCCGAAACACACAACAGGCGGCGGCCCCTGCTACTGTAATGCAGCGCCGGACGCGGGAGATCAACAAATGAGCGGCACCATACTAATGAGCCGGGAGAACCCGGAGGGCTTCAAACTCGAAGAGCTGGCGGAGAAGTTACGCCACGAGGTCCAAGCCAAAACGCTAAACATAGCAGGCGACCCGCGTATTGAGGCTCAGACGGTGGTCAACAATAACGCCCAGATTATCGGCCTACTGTTTCAGATTGAGGCACTACAGCGCCAGTCCTTCGCGGTAATGGCCCAGATTCGACCCGACGAAGGGCCGACAGGCAAACCACGGGTCGGGGAGGGTTCTTAAATGCTGGTTGATTACATACCGGCGGACCGCTTGCCGTGGATCGTCGTCTGGCTCGACTGGAACTTCTACGCGTACTGGCCGAGCCTCGCGCTTTGCCAGTTCGCGGGCGTCGTGTACTGGTGGCGCGTTGTGCCGTTCCATTCATTCAGCGGGCTTGGCCTTGCCTTGTTCGTTGGTTTCTGTTTGTGGGTGGTGTACTGCGCCGTCCGCTATGGTTATGCGGTGGGGTGACTTATGAGCATGACAGACCAAGACTTAAACCGCATGATCGCGGCTTACGAAGAGCGCAACCCGAACAGGTGGCACCGGCCGGAAGACTTGCCCGGCGATACGTTGGAAGCATTAAAGGAGCTGCGCGAATTGCGCGAGAATGTCAAAGAGGTGGCGGACGTGTTAGGGCTGCAAGAACTCGAGGCCCCACTTAATAAAAGCGGCTAGCGCTGTGCCTACCGCGCCCCACTTAACCAACCAAAGCAGCGCGTTCTGGACGGACTTTCCGACCCGCGCTGTGCCTTGGAGGTCCCGGTGCAATTCGACAATTGACCGGGTCTCGTCCGTCAGTTTATCTATGGATGTGGTGTTCTGGTTTACGGCGTTGATCATGGCGTCGAACTTCTTAGCCTCTTCGGTCTCGTGCCTGTCAAAACGGCCGGACAGCTCGCCGAGGTCGTTGTGTACCTCCTCTTTGTGGTCTTCAAACCGCTGCGACAGGCTCGTCAACTCGTCGTGCATGTCTGTTAACTCTTGATCACTAAACCGCCTAGCCATTTCGCCCACTACCCTACCTCTTGATAATTTGAGAAATGATACTTGACATTACGCCGCTTGTCGATCCGTTTGCGGCGTTTAGTCGGTTGCGTTGCTCTTGTTTCAGCACTCCGAAATACGCCCAAAGCAGCGTCACGAAGGGGCCGACCACAGCAGCAACAAACGGCCAGCCGTCTGTTACTTTTTCGACCATGGCTGAGTCGCCCGCGGATATAGCGTAGGCCCAAAGCGAGATCGCCACGATAGACACGAACGCGACCAAGTGGAACGCCCCAAGGGCGATCCGCGGTCGGGTGGTGTGCGTGCTGGACTGTTCGGCCTGCAGCATGGCTTGCAAGCTGTGGTGCTGCTCAATCTGCACGTCAAATTCGCGGCCCAATAGCTGGGCGCGCTGGTCTGGCGGTAGGCTGTCGACCGCGGCTTGCATGTCCGAGCCGGTAGCGTCGGCGGCTAGCTTCTTGTCGTCCGGTAAAAACTCGTTAACCACATCGACGATCAAGCCGCCGCCGGGCACCATAGTCTTGACGACAGCGCCGCCAACCTTGCCGAGAATGTCTAGTAACTTCATATTAGTAAACCCACATAGTCACGTGGCCTTCCGGCAATTCAGGGCGGTGGCCCCAATGTACGAAAGTTTTAGCCACTCCGATTGCGTTAAACCCTGCCGCCAGTCCTGCTGCTACGACGTTGCCCCGGGTTGCCCCGTTCACAGCTACGTCGATGCCTTGTTGCTTCTGGTGGTCCGCTGGCGTCGTGCGGTGCACTTCGTCAGGGTGGAGGGGGCACCGGCCGCCACTTCGGACGGCCAACCCGTGGCCCAGTATCTCGCGGCCCGTTTGTGCTTTGTCGAGCGTCTCTTGGTTGACGCTCCGGCGGTCGCACTCCGGGTGGCCGCAAGTGCATAGCAACTTGGGGTCCGTGTCCGGGTGAAAGTTCTTTGTGCTAATGGTCACGGCCTTATCCCTCCGCTATGTAGGACAGCGTAAACTGCGCAATATCAGACACCCCGCCGGTTAAATTCGAGGCAGTAACAAACGCGTTAGAACCGGCCCGCTGGAATCCCGCCTGAGCGCTCAAATTAGCGACTGACGGCATAGGAGCGCCAGAACCAGCGTCGCTTGTTATCACGCAGTTACCGACGAAGCCAGCCGTTGCGCCGCTTTTACAAGTTTTTGGCAGTGTAACCACAATAATGTCGCCACCGGCAAAGCCCGTCAGGTCTATATCGTTCAAGTTACGGAAGCCCACCGTCACTTCGTTACCGTTCACCGTGTAGTGCCCTTCAACAGTGGTCGGCGAAGTCACCGTGCCCGATGAGTTTTTAACCTCTACGGTGTAGGTCCCGGTCTCGAAGCGGTCCCGGTTGCTAGTGTCGTCGATTACAACAGACGGCTCGTTTATGACATACATATCGCCGTTTGAAATACTGTAACCTTGGTAGCTCGTATCCCGCACCACAACGCCAGAACAACCGGCCTCGAACTCGTGTGCAACCAAGCCAACCAACGCGGGGTTAAAGCGAGGGTAAGAGCTGGTGATCGTGCAGTCATTCACGTTAGAACCAACGACGATCCCTTTGGCGAAGACCGTAGGCAGCCCGGAGTTGGCGATCAAGTACGGCTCGTAGAAGTTGACCGTGTTGCCGTCCTGAATGTCCGCTTGTAGGCCGTCGTTAGTGTCAAACTCACATTTGTAGAAGTCTACTAACTTCGGCGCTACGCCACCTACTGGCGTAATTACCCGGACACCAAAACCGCTGTTATAGTAGATCCCGCAGTTTGTAAACTCCAGATTAGTAGGGCTTTCGAGTAACGCACCTCCTAATGTGTTAGAGCCAATACGGCACTGGTCAAGGTTCCAGCTGTACTGGATAGCGCCGCCCGTGCATTTCGCGTAAATGCCGTAGCCGCCGCAGCTTTCGATCTGAACGTGTTTAAGCTGCATTGAGGACGTGTCGGTGAAGTCGCCCAACGACGAAAGGCCATAAAGACCGTGCAAGTTTTGGCGGTCAATAAACACGTTATCCAAAGTAACAAAGCGGCACCCGTCCACACGCACGCCGATAGTTCCGGCCGATACCGTATTACAAGTAATGCGCAACCGTTCGAGGGTAAAGCCGTAGGCAAATTCAGAAGCCGTGCCACTTTCTATGAAGAACGCCTCCGCGCCCGTCTGGTTGTCGATAACGGTGTCGTACATTCCCGCCCCGGCGATACGCGGCACGTTAGTGTCGCCCAGCCCGGTCGTGTCTATTGAAATAGTGCTATTTAGTAGGATCGTGCCGCGTGGTAGTGCTACATCTTTACCTTTGGCAAAATTAACCGCCGCTTGGAGCGCGGGCGAGCTGTCTGTTAGGCCGGTCACGGTCAGGCCGAATTGCGAGGCGTGGACCTCGTCGTCAATAAACAGCCCTTTAAGATATAGGCCGCCGCTACCGCCGGTACAATGTACGACGCTACCGCCGTCTTCCGCCGGACGGCTACCGGGCGCGCCAGCGTCCACCAACTCGTAAATATTGCCGCCAAGCGGTGTACCTGTGGCCGTAGCTGCCCACCCGCCGTGGTATCCCAGCGTTTTGACAGTCGCGCCGACGGGGATTTTTCCCGCCTGAACTGCGGTCACTAAAGCCGATAGGGAATCATACTTGCGTAAAAAGAGCCCGAGTAGTGCGCTTAGGTACTGCGACGCGCCGACCTTATCGGGCGAGCCGCTAGGAACTACCGCCCCCTCAGTCAGTAGCGCCTGCTGGAAGCCGAACAAGTCGTTAACTAGCGCCGCCTCCCAAGGCGTGCCGGTTCCGTCGCCCGGTACTGTGATGTTGCGCGCCGCGCCGTATGGGTATCCCGGCGTCGACGGTGCGATCTTGCCGGGGTACTGTGATTCTGGGTTAATTGCCATTGCTAAGCCCTCTTAAACGTATTCAACTAGGATCCCCAACCATTGCTGGGTCGGGCAAATTTTTAAACATAACGCCTCAAACTCGTCGCGGCGCTTCGGGTCAACCTGAGCTATCGTGCCGAAAGTCTCCCCCCCAATATACAGGAAAAACGGCCACTTTTCAGGGTCGTTCGGTACGATATACTCGCGCGGCACTTCTTTAAGCTCGAAGTAGTTACCGCAAGCGGCGTCCTGCTCTCCCGCTTCGGCTATCGCCTCTCCGCAAAGCGTCACCTCGTCCGGCACGCTCTCGAATATCTTATTTACCAGCGGGTAGCCCCGCGGCTGTAAGCTGTTACCGGCTTCGGCGAACGCCTCACCACATTGCGCCGCGGCCTCTCCGCACTCCACCAGCAGGTCCACCTTCGTGAACTCCCGGCGCAGCCATTGGATCGGGTTGCGCGGTGTTGGGTTGCCGGGGGTGCCGGGCGTTGGCGGCGTGCTAGGCCCCCACCATTCGTGAACATAAACGTCGAAGCCCGAGGCCCTGAGCGTGTCTTGGATATACCGCGGCGACTGGCCGCCAACTAACGAAAGCCAAGTGGCCGCTAGGCGATCTCTGCGGTCCTGCTCATTTACGACGTTGCCCGAAAGGCCGAACTGGCGCTCCCAGTCGTCTAGCTTGTCAGTAGATTGCGGCAATAAATCAAGCCACACGCTGTCCGCGCTGTCCTTAATGTCGCTAGGCGCGTCGGCAAGCCCCGCGAAGAACTGGCGCAGCTTCTTATCTATCGTCAGACGCCACGCGCGGCCGTCTGGCAGAAGGTGCTGGTAGAGCTTCAAAAAGTCCATTAGTTAAATACCACGCTGGCCGCCTTCGCTTTCTCACCCTCCCCCAGCGTGTACGACGTTAGGTTGCTGGCTTGGCCGGTTAGCGTAAAGGTGGCGGAAAGGAAAGTACCGCCCGCGGCTCTTACAATGTCGTTAACCACCCCGAGTAGTTCAATACCCGAGATCCGGTCGCGCCTTGGCGGCACGTTCAGCCCAACGATGAACGGTTCCGCTTGCAAGAAATAACCCTCAACGGCGGCGGTAATATCCGCCTGCAAAGTGGCTAAGTCGTTGCCCGTCAGCCCTGTAACCTCCACGTCAAAACTGGTGCGGCTAATGGACAGCACATTAACGAACGCATTAGCGGGGCGACGGCTGGCCAGCCCGCTTTGGTCTAACTCTATGGAGTCGAACACGGCGTCGAGCTGCGCTTGGGTTGGTATGCCGTCCGTTTCGGTGGCACTCTCGACGTAAACATTGACCTCGCCCGGGTCGCCGGTGTATGGGTAGACGTTGGCGATCCCTGCGACCTCTTCGCCCCAGATAGCATAGTCGGCGTAAGCGCCGCCCTGCGGCCTACGCTGGAAGCGATCGATCACGCGCTGGCGGTAGCTGTCGATTGACTCGGCGTCTGCGCCGGTAACAGTCTGCGCCGTCACAACGGTGGCGCGCTGTACGTTTGGCAGTGGGTTTGCGAAGTTCAGAACGTCGCCCGGGTCCAAGTTGCCGATCTCCCCTACGCCGCCGGAGCCGTTAGGATCTGCCGAAGCGCGGACCGCCACGGAAACGACCGGGGCATTTAGGAGCACCGCGCCGATCGTCAAGTAGGTGACGCCGTTAGCTTCGCCCAGTAGTTGCGATCCGCTCGGTAGCGTTCCGGTTTGGTTCTCAACGGTCACGTCAATGGTTAATTCTGCGGCGGTCGCCTTGAGTGGGTCGCCAATCCCGATCAATCGGCCCCATTCGATTAAGGGGGTGATAGTCTTGCCGTTAATAACGGTCGGCGAACCGCTGGCCGTGCGAACGAATAGCTGCAGGCCGATAAAGCCTATATACTTGTAAAGCGTTATGAAGGTCGCCGCCAACACTTTAGCAAGCACGCGAATAAACGCTTTAGGCAGCAGCGGCACGCTTTGCCCGATCTGAGCTTCGATAGCGCCGACAATACTAGCGCTTAGCTCTTGCGTGGTTGGTGTTTGTGTTGCCATTATGTGCTTGCCCTCCAATTTTCAGTATAGCTGAACTGCGACTCGTCGCCCTCCGCACGGATCACAATCTCTATTTTTACACGATTAAGCCCGATTAAGCTAGCAGAAACGGTCAGAGAGCTGGCGATCGACTCGTCCAGCAGCCATTGCAGATCGCGCGTGGCCGCGTCTTCAATACGCCGCAAATTGCGAGGGATAGCCGGGATCGTGCCGAGTAGGAACTGGGTCTCGCTGCGGTAGCGTTTGGACGGCTCGGCCTCGTCCAGATTGCCCCACCATGTCTGGCGGTTGTTCTGGCTGCCGTCGTCCTTCCAGTTGCCCCCGAATAGCGACAAGTAGGCAGCCGTGTCCAAGCCGGGGGAGAGCGTAACACGCCCCCCCTCGATCTCCATTTCGCCGTTATCGTCTGTTTGAAATAATAGTACGTCCGTCATTATTGGTTAGCCCCCGTTGGTGATACTGGGCCGCTTGGCGCAGTTGGTGAACCGGCGTGGGTGTGGTCGACTAGCTCTTTGCCCGCCGCCTGCACGCTGCTTGTGCCGTCTACGGTCGGAGCTGTTACGCTGACCGGACTTTCCGCGGAGCCGTCTGTGTTGATAGTAAAGCCGTTAATGTCAACCACTCCGCTAGCCAATAGCTTATAAAAGCCGCTAGCGTTCTGCGTGCTGACCTCGCCCGACGGTTTCATTTCGACCGTTGCTTCGGCGTTGTTAATTACCGCCGTGCCGTCCTGCTTCAAATGGATCTGCACGACCTGCGCGCCGTCAGCGTCCCGAGCGTAGGCCCGGTACTCGCCCGGCTGTGCGGTTTGTTCTTGCTTCGGGTCAATGAACCCGACCACGACTTCGCCGCCGGTACGCTGCACGCTGACGGTTAACAGGTAGTCACCCGGCAACGGCACGGCGTCTTGGTTGGCAGCTTGGAAGTGCTCGCCGGTCTCATTGGCACCGCCGCCCGGGTCGTGCTTAACGTCCGAGACTTTGGCCCCGAAGCGGTCAGCGATCCGCGTGTATGATAAAACCTTTGCAATTAGTCCCACGGTAGGGCCTCCGGGATCTTGCTATCAAATGCGCCGGGAATGGTCAAAGCCAGCGTGGCCAGCTCGCCCCCGTCGCTGGTGCGTGACAGCGTAACCGCACGCACTAAAAATTCATATTCCCCGTAAATCATAGCGCCCGGGGCGTCAATAGTCACGGTGGTGTTAGGCTTCCAGATATTGCCGGAAGGGTCCCGCCACGTTGCGACGTTGCACGAGTAGTTCACGACGTTGGCGAACATGCGCCCCGCCTTGGCGTTGCAGGCCGCTTCAATGTCAGCGTTCACGGTGTCCGATACCTCGAAAGCCAGCGGCCGCACAATGCCGCGCAGCCGCGGGTTGCGTACCGTCACTTGACCGCCACGAAGTCCGACCACCATTGGCTCTATGCCGGTGATCTCGCTGTAGTAGTCCTGCGGGTTGAATACTGGCACCACGTCCACCAGCGGAGAAGCCCCCTCGACCAACCGCGCGGCAGGTTGCCCCGGCGCGATCGACTTGGTAAAAAGCAGCTCGCCGCGTTCGGTACTGCTCACCAGCAGGCCGCGTTGTTGCGCCAGCTTAATGAGGAACGGCAGCACCTTTTCCCCGGGCTTGAGGGCCACCCGTTCAAAGACGGCCCCCTCGTCCGCGTCAAACACTACCGACAGGCCGAAAGGTGCCGCGATTGCTTCAGCTATCGTTCTGAGTTTTGCCCCGTCCCATTCCAGCGGGTACGCGCTGGCGGGCGCTGTGCAATCGCCGGTAACGGCGGGCACGGAATAGCACGCTGCGGCCACTGTGCGGCCGTCTTCCTTTAAGTCTGGGTCAACGCTCAACATTGTGCCGGTAAACAGCGGAGCGCCGCCCACGTTGACGTTGACGGGCGCAAAAGCGAACGGCTTAAAAGTTTCACGGAATCCGCGGTCGTCTGGCTCGAAAGGTGCCGAAATGCTTAGCGTGTCCATGCTGTCGATCGACCGGGTAATGCTGATCCCCGTCCAAAAGCGGAAGCGCTGCCCGTTGATAAGAAGGGCCAGCTCGCTAGGGTTGTCAGCTTGTACCGTTGGCGGTTTGTTCTTCGGTGCTGTCGGTTGGTCTGGCGCGGTAAGCACCACGCCCTCCTCGAATGGTTCAACCGCGCCCGGGTTGGCCGAGCGAAGTAGCGCCGACTGTTGATCGTCGCCGTATGCTCTGCGGGCCAGTAGGTCGAACGTGTCCCCCTTGCGGGTTGTTATGCTAGCCATACACTACCACCGTGCGCCCCTTGGGCAGCTCCAATATCTCCGAGCCTGTCAGGTCATTGGAGTTAATGAAAAAATCTAAGTTCGCGTCAATGTCGCCGTAATACTCGCCGACGAAGTCATAAAGCGAGCGCGCACGGTCAAGCACGATCCGGCGCTCTTGGCGAAGGTTGAACGCTAAGCGGACCAACTCACCGGCAGCAAGCGCGACGGCCTTCTGCAATTGCTGGTAGCCTGCGCCCGTGTCAACCACTGGGCGGGCTTCTATGCCCGTGCCGTCCAGTTCGCGGTAGTTCTGATCGGCCCAGTCTGTGACCTGCTCGAACTGATCCAGCAGCTGTTCAGCCGCGGCGATTGCCTGCGGCTGGGTGTCATAGCCGCCCTCGTCTTCCGGCGATTGCGCGGCCGTCATGGTGGACGTTACGGACCCCGCGATCGCACCTTGCGCGAACACTTCACGCGAGGCCAGTTCATTAGCCGCCCGGTTGTCGTTCGTCGGCTGTACTGTCTGCGGTGTGCCTGCGGACCCGGTGCCGATACGGTTAGAGCCGCCATTGGTAATGCTGGTGGCCAAGTCGCCGTAGGCGTTGAGCCGGGCTTCAATCTGAGCCGCTGCACGCGCGGGCGCTTTGATTAGTGCGAGGGTCTGGAAAGCCAAGGTCAAAGGCTCGCCGACAAGTACGTCAAGGCCTCGGTTAATGCTGTCGTTAATGTCGTTAAATTGGCGCGCTATGTCCTCTTGCACTTCGGCCACTTCGGCCATCGAGCTTTCGACGTTATCCAAGAAGCCGTCCCACTGGTCGCGGAACGTGACCTCCTCGATCTGGGTGTCAATCTGCAGCGCCTCTTCTAGCTGTTCGCTAGCGGCTTCGGTGTATGCGTCAACTGCGGCCAGTGCCTCCGCGGCCCCGTCTGCTTGCCCGGTCGGGTAAGCCGTGCCGATAGTGGCCCAGAATACGACCTCGATCACTGTCTGGTTTGCGCGTGTCTTCAAGTCGTCGCGTTGGGTTATCTCGCCAAAGGGCACCACGTCAACTTGGCCGTAGCGTGGGTGCTCAAGTACGCCCGCGCCGCGCTCTAATAGCGTTTGCTCGAAGGTGTCCGCCTCAATGTCGTGGTCGTCGCCTGCGAATATCACCCGAAGCGGGTAGCGGCGGCCTTTGCGCCCTAAGTCTTGGACCAGCGTTCCGTCTGCGTCCGGGAAGTTAAAAGCGCTTGTTTTCTTCTCGGCCACGCGCGACACGTCTTGGAACGTGAAGACAGTCCGCGTGCCGTTTGGTGATCGGTAGGCTGCTTCGCGCAGCCGGTCTTGCCATGGCATTAGAAGGCCCCCGAGTTAGCGATCTGGAGGTTCATTGGCCCGCGTTGCTGGCTGACCTCCGCTGTCGCGTTTGTTTCGTTGCGTAGCGTCACTTCGGCGCTACTCTTGTTCTCGTTAATTGAGCGCATGATCCCCTCTTGTGGGCTCACCACGCCGTCGCCTGCGGTGCTGATCACGTTCTGGCGGGTGTTGATCTCGGCTTCGATTGGCTCCGATACTGTGCCCCGCAGTTTGTCCCAGATACTCCGCACGCTGTTAACCACTTCAATGAACGGGTTAACGACCGCCATTATGCCGTCGATTGCGGTAACAAATGCGCCCTTGATGCCTTCCCACAAACCGACGAAGAAGGCCGTCACCTTGTCCCAGTTGGCGATCAATAGCGCAGCAATAGCAACCAGCGCCGTTATGGCCCCGATAACTACGCCGATAGGGTTAGCCCATAGCACAATGTTAAACGCCAGCATAGCGGCCCGTGCAGTGGCGAGAATGGCAGGCATAGCCGCGGTAGCAGTGGACCAAGCCCAAGTCGCCGCAGTGGCTAACATGCTGGCCGTTTTAAAGGCAAGGATCGCCGTGCTGGTGGCAATGCTGGCAACCTTGAGCGCGACCACAAGGCCGGTCAGCACAATGATTGCTTTGCCTAAGTTAATCACGGCGTTGAGCACGTCTTGGCCTACGGCCCTGCCCAGCGCTTCGTTGCTCTGCAATGTCTGGTCAATGGCGCGAATCCAGCTCGTGAAGCCGCCCAGCGTCTCGCGGATGCCGTCTTTGTTTAAATCAAATAGCGTGATTGTCAGCCCTTCAATAGCTGAGTTCATGCCGTTAATGTCCGCCCGGGTGGTGTCCCGCATTACTGCAGCCAGCTTTCCGCTAGCGCCCGCCGCCTGTTCCAGCTGCCCGCGGTATCGGTTCAGCTCTTTGGAGCCCGTGGCAAGCAGCACGTTAACAGCTGCGATCGGCTCTTCCCCGAATACGGTTTTTAGAACTTCCGCACGCTGACTGGTGCCGAAGCCGTCAAGGGCCGTGCCCATTTGGCCGAGAATGTCGATCACGTCTAGCATGTTGCCTTCGGCGTCCCGGGTCTGAATGCCCAGCCGCTCAATGACGGCGGCCGCTTGGCCGGTGGGTGCTTGTAGTCGTCCGAATACTGCGCGAAGAGCGGTGCCCGACTGTGACGCCTTAATGCCTGAGTTAGCCAGCGTGCCTGTCAGGGCGTTAAGTGTTTCGATTGACTGCCCCGCAGCGGTGGCTACCGGCGCGGCCTGCTTGTACGTCTCAAAGAGACCGTCCACGGTCACGTTCGCCGTGGTGGCGGTTCTCGTCATAACGTCCATGATCCGGGCTAGGTTCTTGGTCTGTTGCTCCGTGTCCTCGCTCGTCATGTTGAACTGGCCCAACGCGTCCGAGGCAATGTCGGCGGCGGTGGCTAGGTCGAGGTTGGCGGCGGTGGCTAAGTCCACAATTTTAGGCAATGCGCCTATCGACTGTTCAGCGTCAAAACCGGCCATCGCCAAGAAGTCGATCGCGCCCGCAGCTTGGGACGCGGAGAACTCGGTGGTGGCTCCGACTTCTCGGGCGGCTGCCTCAAGTTGCGCGAAGGCTTCGGTGCCCCTGCGAATCTCGCCCGGGAATTTAGCCGCCGCGTTGGTGATCTGTTGTTCAAAGTCTGCGCCGGTCTGTGTGACCTTGGCAAGTGCTGCGCCGCTGGCTGCGGCCGCTGCGGTGGTGGCCTTAATGCCGCCGGTGATAGCGTTGCTGGTGGAGTTCAGGGACTTATTGACACGGCCGAGGCTGCGCTCGGCGCGGTTGGCGAAACGGTTAACGCTGGAAGTCATGCGAGTGAGCGGGCCGGACACCTTGTCCACCGCTTTGAATATCGTCTCGACTGCAAATTTTGTTGCCATGCTTCTAGCTCCGTGGTGCTGTGCGTTGTTCTAATTCCCCGCGTAGCCCGTCATAATAAAAAAGAATCTCGCTTAATTTTAGCTCGCGAACGTCAGGGAGTCCCGCATAGTCTCGTGCAATCTGCAAAAGCGCCGATTGCACGGCGGTAATGCCGCGGCACCGTAGCGAGCGGCCACCGCGGACTAACTCGACGGTCACGAATTGCCGAAAAAAGCCAGCAGCTCCGAGCAGAAGTTGAAGTCGCGCAGCTTCATATCCGCGAAGCGCTTAGGCGGAACGCTCGCCCACGCTGCCAGCACACGGCGGGCGGCCTGAATATCGGTGTCGTTCTTTTGGCGTGCGGATAATAGGGAGCCGGTCGGCTCGTCAAACTTCAGCGCGTCTTCGCTGTCGCCTCGCGGGGTGAACTCAATCACGCCGTCTTCGTCAACGGTCAGTGCGCCAGTTTCTACGCGTTTGATAAATTTAGCCTTGAACGCTTCAAAGGCTTTCAACTCTTCCGGGTCCAGCGTATCGGTGCTAATGTCGATCTCGAATACTTCGGCCCAGCGTTCAAACTCTTGTTGTGCTACTTCGTTTGCTACTTTGTTCATTGTCTTGTCCTGTTAAAGTGCGCCGCACCCCGGCGAACCGGGCAAAGGGTCAGGACGTACCGTGCGGCGCAAAACCTGTTTACTGTGGCGTCATTTCGCCGCTGCCGGATAAATCCAACGATGCGGAGCTTGACTGGTTGCTGAATACCACCTCGCCGACAACTTGGCCGGTTGCTTGGTACGAAACACCGCTAACGTAAGTCGCCGTGATCGGCACGTTGCGGTTTGAGTTTTGCAAACTTTGCAAGAACTCTTGATCGCCCGCCGTGTCGTCGATCTCGATAACAACGCCGGTCAGTGACCAAGGCACACGAGTTTTAACGGTTCGGGCCGTGCCGTCCCCGTTGCTCTGTACCTCATTCTCAAAGCCGCCCAACTTGCGCGACGTGTCCGCGTCGGCGGTCACTGCGAAGGAGCGGCCGTCGATGGTGATTGACTCCATAGAGCCTGCAATTGCTGGCATGATTTAGCCCTCCTTATACTGTCGGGGTTGTGCCGAAGAAGAAGCCCCAATTAAAGTCTACAGAAATAATATTAGTATTTCCGCTTATTTTCATTGTGGTGGCAACGTCTAGGCGTTTAGGGTTCTGGTCGTTAATCGCGGCCAGCGTGTTGTCCTTGGCAAAATCCGGGTCGCTAATGAAAGCACCCAGCGCCAGTTGGTCAATAAGCGCGGCAACGGCTGCGACTGCCATCTTCGGCTTTTTGGCCGTGCGGTTGGTTGTCGCTTGGTTGTCGGGGATTAACGGCGCGCCGTCCCACTCAGGGTTGGCAAACGTCAGATCCAAGTTAAACAGAATATTGGTAATTTTCACAATGTCCACAACATAACGGTAGGCCGGTGTAGGGTCGCCGCTCGGGTGGTAGAAAGTCACAATATCTGACAAGTTCACAACGCCGTCCTTCACTTCGATCGTTGAGCTTCCGCCCTTGACCGCTTGGTCGCGTTGTAAGTAGTTCCACTGCTCTGCGTCAGTGCCCGGCGTCAGGCCGTCCGCTGTGCGGCTGCCGTAGTCGTGCGGTGGGTTGTTCTGAGCAAGCGGTGCAATGCGTGCCAACTGGCGAGCGGCTACCACGAACGGCAGGTCAAGCGAGCCCGGCGCGACTAACTGCGAGTTAACGCGGTCAGTCTTGCGGGCGTCTGGAACGGCGATCGCTGTGGCCACGTCCGCTTCGGTGTTGCCGGTGAAGCACATAAACGGCTTACGGACCAACGCACCCCAGCGGCCTTCGCCTTCGGTCTGGAACTCGTCGAGAATATCCGTGTCGGCGATATTCAGACAGTTAAGGACCAGCGTTTCCCACACGTTGCCGATTTGGGCCAGTGCGCCGCTAATGTCCGGGTTAACTGCACCCGCGGTTGGTTGCGTGATTGCAAAGGTTGCGCCGGTATCTTCGCCGCCTTCGATCGAAATGTTCAGGTCATTACCAGAAGGCCCCGCCCATTTTGCCGCGATGCCTACTTCTGTAGACGTGCCCGGCGTTGCGTCAGTAGCGATAACCGGCAGGTCAAGGATCGCATTAACTGCGGCAGTGATTGCAGTCACAAGGTCCGCCACTGAGTCGCCGACGTTAATAGCGAAAGCCTGCGAGCGTTCGTTGTTGACGATTACACGGGCCACACCTGCCTTGGTGACAACGCCGCTCGGCGTAATGTCACCCGAAGCCGTGATAGCTGCGACGCCGTCTTCCAGCGGGTAAATAGTCACCGGAATGGTGCCTACACCGTCGCCGTTAGCTGGCAGCAGCTGCTTAACTGCTAAATGAATGGGCGAACCGAAGCCGTAACGCTCGGCCGCTTGCGTGGCGCTGGTTACGCGGTACTTGTCTGTTGAGTACGTCGCAGCGCTATTGCCCTGCCCGAACACCGCGATCCGCTGTGGCAGGTTCACCACATTACCGCCGCGGAGGTTCACGAACTCCGTTTTTATGCCGACCACTCGCGCGACTGCGGAAAGGTCAACTGCTGTACTTAAAGCCATGATCTATTCTCCTATGGCGTTGATTCAAATAAGGCGTCGATCAGGATCTCGCCGTTCTCGTTGCGTACTATAGCGCTTAACTCTTCGAGTATCACCGCTGGAGTTTGCGGGCCGAGTTCGGACAATTTCACCTGTAACGCCAGCCGCAGTCCCGCCAGCTGCCACGCGTTTTGACTGGCAAATTCTGGCTGGAATGATTGGATCGTGCTGATATGCCGCTGGCCAATAAGCCCAAGAGCCCGGTCAATGCCAAGCGTGACGTAGCTGTCGGCCATCAAGATATTGCGCACTAATCGCGCCCCGCGTTGTGCTTCTTTCGCTGCCACTTCGTCGCCCGCAATCTGGCCCGTTCTTCCCGGCAAAATCTCAGTGACTCCGATCCCGTAAACATCAAGGTGGAAAGTCGCCTCCATTTGCTGGCGGTCGATTGTCTGGGACGCGCGTTGGTCAATGTTGGAAGCCTCGAACCACACGCAAACAACTGGCGCGCGGTTCTCAAGGAGCGCGGGCGGCTTCCCGTCGTTAGTTCTCAAGAACTCCCAAGGGTTGGTCCGCTCTGTGAATACGCGCAATTTCCAAAGTGCCGGGTCCTTGCCGTCGTCAATGGCCAGCTGTTGTTGCTGCGCTGACTCTTCCGCAAGAATTAGCGCCACTTTATCGCGCACGATCTCGAATGTGTCCTGCTTGTCGATCAGTTGTTGGATAACTGCGGTCATAACACCAGCTCCAGCCGTAGGGTGACAAGGCCGATCGCGCGGTCAGGGTTTGACGCCATAACCTTAGCCGTGATCTGGTCTCCGTTCACCGTTGTGTAATCCACCAACCACGGCACCGTTGCGCCATCCTCTATGCCTTTCGGCAACTCAAGGCCCGCAGTGCGCAAGCTGGCGATCCGCAGCGCTACGTTAGCGTTGCGGCCGCTCACCGGCACGCCCGTGTCCGGGTCGATTAGCAGGCTTATATCATTGCTGATCGCCTGAAAGTCGGCCGTCGTTCCGTCCGGGGCGGTTAGTGTTACGGTCTGGCCGTCACCCTCAAGAGTGAAAGCCAGATCCGATTCGGCTAACTGGTGCAAGTCCATTAGTCAACCTTAACGCAGTGGCCGCGCTTGACCAGATTGTCCAGCGTTTCTTGACCGCCTGCGAAGTGTTTAGCCTCCACCGCGCGGCCTTCCGCCAGCACTCCGATCTTCGACGTTACGGCCTTGCCGTCGGCAACGTACACGCCCGGGGCGCGTTCATCTTCTTCAGCTTCCGCTTCTTCGTCCGCGTCGCCGTCGCTATCGTCCGACTGATCGCCGTCCGCGTCGCCGTCGCTATCGTCCGACTGATCGCCGTCCGCTTGCGTTTGCAGCTCTGCGTCCTTCTTCTTAGCTTTCAGGTCCGAGACCAGCGCGCTAAGGGCCTTATTGTTCAAGCCGTCGGTAGTTACTTGGATGCCGAGTTCTACCGCCAGCTCTGCCGCTTCCGCGGCTAGTTCTTTGTTACTTGCCATTGTCCTGTCCTCTTAAAGACACACGGCGACCCGAAGGCCGCCGCGGGTTACTGGTTAAGGCTCAACGTCAAGACAGCCGAAGCCGTCGATCTGTACGGGAACCAACAGTGGGCGGCTTTCAAGTTCGCCCATGATTTGCTTGCCGTTCGGCGTTGGGTACACGTTCGGCGTTACGTCGAAGCTACCCTCACGAGACGACAAGCGGCCCGGCAGCAAGCCCTCAACACGAGGATCAGGACCAAGCGGCAGCGGTACGCGCGCGGAGGTCATGTCAAAGCGGGTGCGGGTTGAATCCACGACCACTTTGTCGTCCGCGACATACTTAACCGGGTTGCCTGTTTGCGGGTCCTTGTACTCTTCCGGGTACGTCCACAAGTCGTAGAAGTACGAACCGATCCAGATACGGCCTTGATATACCGCGCCGGAGTCGTCTAGTTCAGGATCTACGTTGCCCATTTCTAGGCGGCGGTTATCGAGGTACGCCTTGACCTGATCAGAGTTCAGGAAGTCCGACCACGCTTTGTCGCCAAAGGTTACGCGGTTCGGGTTGACCTTACCGTTTGAGCGGATCAAGTCGCCTAGCGCCTTAATGTCGTCAAGCGGCGTACAAGTAGCCGGAACGCTCCAAGCTGTCGAAACCGTTGGGAAGTGTGCCGCCTTCGGCTTAAAGTCAAGCTCGAAGACAGTGTCGCCTGTCTTGTTGGTTAGCGTTAGCTTACCAGTTTGCAAGATTTGCGACGCTTGAAGCTCAACAGCGCGCTGGATCTTATCGTCAATGACCATAAAGCCCTGCGCCATTTTAGCCACGAGTTGGCCCGCGTAATCCGTATAAGCTGCGGTGAACGGGTCAACGCCCGCCATACGGTTAAGAAGGTCGCACACGTCAAGAGGGAACGCCTCACCATACGCTGGTGGCGTGAACTCTTTAGTGGTGAACTCGTCAATATCGTTAAGGTTCGGTCCGGTGCATTTCTTGATCGCAATCGCCACGTCTTCGCCAAAGCGTTGAATGTCGATCGCTACCTTATCACCGGAGTAAATACCGCCGGGCTTAACAGTAAAGCGGCGGCTTAAAAATCCAGAAGGGCTGCGCATTTGCGTGAACAACTGCAGCCAGCCTTCGCGTTTGATTTCTACGGCCATGATTGCGGCTCCTTATTGGTTGTCCAGCTCTGCGAGCTGAGTTGTAGAAAGCGCGATAATTGAGTAGTCGCGCAGTTGGTCCAGCTGTGCAGCTGTCAGCGCAGCGTCCGCGTTGTTCACGAGGTCGCCAGCGCGTAGGCGTCCAGCAATGGCAGGGCGCGCCGCAACGTCACCGGCACCGGCCGCGGTTACTTCCTGAGTCAGTACCGCTTTCGGAATTTCCGAACCGTCGGCACCGCCCGGGTTGAAACGCACATATTTACCAGTGGCGGTCACTTTTCCGAGTACCGCACCGGCGGGCCATGTTTCGGCACCCGCGAAGGTCAGGGTCGCGTCTTCGTGTACTGGCCCCCAGATAGCAACGCCGCTGGTGCTGTTGTTTGTAATTTCGATGTTAGACATTGCTTAGCCCTCCAACTCTACGCCGCAAGACTCCGCAGCAAGGGCCAAAATGTTGTCACCGGCCGCCGCTTCTGCGTCCGCGTCGCTAGCGTTCGCTTCGTCAGCTGCGCTTGCTTCCGCGTCGTCGTCTTGACGTGCTTGTACGTCGGAGCGGTTCATGCCAGCGGCTAAATAAGTCGCCTGCAAAGTGGCGGTCATTGCTGAGCCGTCACCGATCGCGCCGATCGCAGTTTTCATGTCGCCCGACGCTTCGCCCATTTTGAGGTGGGCTCCCACGCGGTCGCGTTCTTGGTCTCGGCCTTCTTGCGCCGCCGCCGCGTAAACGTCGGGGTGCTGGGCCTTCAAAGTTTGCAAGTCCATAGACTTAGCCTCCTGTTGATTCCCGCCGGTTTTGGCGGTGGCTTGTTTGGTAATGATCGAATCAATCATACCACGTTTAAGTGCTTCGCCGGCTAAAAGGGTCGCCCCCTCGCCAAACTTAGCGTTTACATTGTCGGCACTCACCCCGCGGCCATCCGCGATAGCTTCGACAAATAGGTCATGCAGCGCGTCCAGTTCCTCGCGGATAACTGCGCGGCCTTCCTCGGTGGAAAGGTCCGGGCGCTTCTTAGGCGCTTTGCTGCTTGTAATTGATACCTTGTTTTCTGACAAGTAGGCGTCGAGTACGATCCCGATACTTCCGAACTGTGCCGCCGGGCCTGTCGCCGCTACGCTGCCCGCTTGGGCCACAATAGCGTAGGCCGCCGAGGCTGCTTTCGATGCCTCAACGCGGATCGAAGTCTTCACGGCTTGCATTGCCGCGATAAGCTCGAAGAGCCCGTCAACTGAGCCCCCCGGGCTGTCAACCGCCATAATGATTTCGTCGATCGTGTCGTCTGCGTCAGCCGATACGAGCGCCGCTTCTAATTCGGTATAGGTGGTATTCCCGCCACCAAAAATGCGCGCCATAATGCTAGGCGTTTTGGTCAGTACGCCGCGGACGTCAATCTGCGCCTTACCGCCTGCGACAGCCATAACGCGCGAAGTGTCCGTCGGGCCAGCCGACAGCGACGCGTTGAACTCTCCCACCTGTTGCGCGGTAGGCGTGAAGCCCTGCGCCTCGGCGGTTTCAATCGCTCGCTTAATGCTTGTTTCTAATAACCACATTAGTGATCCCCTTTTCGTTCTTCATATTAACGCGCTACGGCCTTTCCGTCAAAAAGTTACGCTATTGGACTATCTTGTAAAACGTCGCTTGTGCAGAAGGTGCGTCAGGCACCCCCGCCGCCTGCAATGCGGCGCTAGGGACTCCGACTCTCAAGTCGCCAAAGTCGCTGCCAGTGCTGCTTCGTGCAAACCTATTTCTTAGCTTAGTGCCCGCGGGCACTTGTATGTTCGCTATATCAAAGAAAACAGACGTATCGCTGGAGCTTTCCAGCGGGATCGACACTGAGTTGCCAATAATGTCCCATGTCGCCCCGCCGTCTGTGCTGATTTCAGCCCAGAAAAACATAATACTTACGCCCGAGGCTCCCGCGCGGCCTGCTCTAAATCTCTGCTTTACGGACCAAAAGCCGCTATCGTTTACTGTGATCACCCCGTCCGCGCCAACAGTCGTGCCGCCGTCGTCTGTAGTGCCGCCCGCTCCGAATGTTATTGTCTGCGGGGTGTCTAGTATGCCCGCCTGTAGGTCTCCGCTTACAAACGTGCCTTGCGGGGTATATCCTTTTATTTCAGCTTCCGGCCCTCTCGACCCGCGGCTCCCTCCCCCGCCTGTGGCGAATTGAGGGATCGACGGTACCGGGACTTCAATTTTCCCGGCGCGTTTTTTCTTACCGTCCAGCCACACAAAGAGCGTGTTGTTCTTCTCGACTTTTACGTCGGTAATGCTCGCGCCGTCTTTACCCGGGCGGCCATCTTTACCTTGTGGCCCGCGTTCTGGTGCGGGTAGTGCCGCGGCTACATCTTGGGCGGTCGGGCTCTTGCCGTCCTTACCGTCGCGGCCATCCTTCGGGGTTGGCATTTGCGCGAATACCAACGCGGCAACGTCTGCCAGTGCTGGTGGGGGTGCGTCCTTCCCGTCCTTCGGTGCCGGTATCTGCGCCAGCACTTCTTCAATAATTGCCTGCGCGTCGGCGTCTTTGCCGTCTTTAGGCGCTGGGATTTGTTCGAGCACTAGCGCGGCTATGTCTTCCGCCTTGGGGCTCACGCCGTCTTTAGGCGTTGGGATTTGTTCGAGCACTAGCGCGGCTATGTCTTCCGCCTTGGGGCTCACGCCGTCTCGGCCGTCCTTCGGTTCTGGTAGCGAGTCAATGCGCTGGCTAAGGGCTTGGACCTCGCCGCGCAGCTTGCTAAACGCTCGTGCTAGTTTCTCGATCATCTTCTAAATACTCGTCCAATTGTGCCTCGAAGTCTGCCTCGCTAATTGCCGCCGCCGTGTCTTGTACGGTCTGCCCGAACTCTTGCTCGAATTCAGCCAGCGGTCGGGCGGCTTCGGCCTTCATTTGATTTTCACGTTTCAAGCGCTTCATGTTCTTAGAGAACTTGGTACCGGTTAGCGTGCGCGACTCCCGGGCGTTGTTCGACCAGCCTTCGCTGATCAGAATTTGCGAGCCTTGGGCCTGTTTCTTCATGTCGGTGGATGGCTTGATCGAACCGTACCAGTCCGTAGACACCCACGCGCCGAACACGTCCTGCCGTTGCGGGTCGCGCCACGCGTCAAGAAGCCCGGGCGCGCCTATGCGGCCTTTCAAATTCTCGGCCAGCAGCCATTCAATATAAACGGGTTGGCAGAAGGTCTCGCCCCAGTCGGCCCAGACCTTGTTCAGATAAATTTTAAATTCATTGATCGCCGCTTGGCTCGCGCTGTAGTTGTTGGAGAATGCCAAGCGCAAGATCTCCGGCGGCACTTCGTTAGCCCACGCGACGGCCTGAACAATGGCCTCCTCGAAGGTCCCGAAGTTGGTGTCCGTACCCTCGCCGCCTTTAAGTACCGGCTCTTCGCCGGTTTGCAGCTCTTCAATGACAAGGCCCGGCACTTGGCTTGCGATGTTAAATTCGCGCTTGCCGCCGTCTAGGTCGGTTGTCTGGACTTGGCCGCGGCGGACTGCGCCAGCGGTAATAGGCCGGGTGCCCGGCTTGTCCTCGGTCTTCTTGATGAACATAGCGAGGATCGAGTTAATCACGGCCTTACGCTGCACGCTGTCGCGGTAGCGGTCGATCTCTTTCAGGGATTGCAGGACCAGCGACAAGAGCGGCTCGCCGCGCACGTCGTCCAGTCGCTTCTCGGTGCCGTACACTAGCCAAGCCATGCGGCGGCCTGAGCGTGGGCCTTTGGCTGGTATGCGTTGCGGCGTGGTGCCGTCGTCCGGTTTGACCCAATAGGCAGCCGTGCGGCCTTGCGCGTCAAGCTCGACGCCGTGGCGTATGGTGTGGCCGTTGGCGATCCGGGTGTCCCCACCCAGCGGTGTTTGTACCTTCGCGCCGCTGACTAACTGCACCATTGGCATTTGTGTTTGTCGGTTCTGGCGCAGGACCACCAGCACGTCGCCGCTGATTAGCGCCTCCATGCGGGCCGCGCGTTGGATAGCGCCAAAGGTGGCGCGGTGTTTCCAGTCGCACTGCTCCGGGTTCTTGCCCCAGATTAAAAAGCGGTTTTCGACTTCTTCTGTCCAGTCGTTCAGGCTCTCTTCGGGCAGGCCGATAAGCAGCTCGTCCGGGCAAGCCTCGGGTGTTAGTCCGGTGTTAATCTCGTTTGTGATTAAGCGACGGATAAGGCCCCGCGCGTACAGGTTCTCTTTGAAGAGTTGGTCGGAGCGCTTGCGCAGCGTCCAATAGTCGGTCGAAAAGAGTTTAGTCGGACCGAAGCCGCCGAAGAACTTGTCCCCGTCGTGATATGCGTTAACGGCTGGCGCTTGGCCGTACCCGTTGCCATACGCTCCGCGCGGCGCAAGTTCGCCGTCGGTTATCAGCTCCGGCGTGTAGGTTTTGGCGTATTGCTCCAGCTCTACTTGGTTCACCAGCTTGGCCTCGTCGTTACAACGCCGCAACCGTCACGCCGAGCAATTAGCGTAGCGCGTCGGTTATACAGCGAGTCTATCCCGTTGCGGATCTCGGTCAGGTTGGCCCGTGTCACGGTCTGGCGTGACTGGCCTGTGTCTATCGTGTACGACTGCACGCCGCCCGTTGTGAGCGCGAGTTCGGCGGCCTCGTATTGTTCGATCGCCGCTTCGGTCGCTGTAATGCGCGCTGTCAAATACTGGTAGTCGTTACATGACATTGCCCTCGCCCTACTCCGCTTAAAAGGTTAATAAGTTACTTTGCATTATGGCACGGGCGCAAGGGCTTGACAACATTAAACAGCTTTGCTCCAGTACAACCCCCCGGCTGCCTCCGCCCAAAAGTCCGGCCAGCTTAGGTATTCAAGGCCGAGGCGCTGCTCGCAAACATCAAGGGCCACGACTTCCAGCGCGGCCGTGTTGTAGACTAGCAGGTCCCACAACTCTTGGCGCGCATTGCCCGGGCGGTGCCAGTATGTGCCCAGTAGTTTGCCGCTTTGAGGGTCGCGTTTCTCGCGCTTGTACTCCACGGTCAACTCTTTGAGCGCCTTGTCCGGCAGGTCGATAGGTGCCGACCAGTTGTTGCGCGGCATGTGGCTTGTGCCGTTCCACTCACGCTTCAACGCGGCGCTCCAGCGGTCCTTGTAAATATCCACTGTGGCCAGCACATAGCGCGTGCCGGTGGCGTTCTCTTTGATCTCGAATTCTTGGAAGCGTGCGCCCTTGGTTGGTTTGTCTCGGCCGCGGAGGGGGTAAACCCCGGCGTCCCACTGAGCACAAAACGAATACACGGTATCGGGCAGGTATGAAGCATCGATCAGCGACATGGTGACTGGATATTCGCGGTCGCCGTCCGCATACGTGCGGTTGTCGATAACGTCGGCCAGCTCTTCCCAGACTGCCGCGTCGGCGTTCTCGCAGTCGCCGTCAATGCGCCAATAGTCCACGAGGTACGCCGCGTACCCTTTGTGGTCCCCGCTCGGAGCCCAAGCGAAGATCGACACGGCTAGCCACGTGGCCTGTACGTCGACTGTCATTGTTAGCAATTCAATACGGCCGCCCGCGTTCTCGACTGGGTGGTCGCCCGGTAGCTCGCCGAGGCGGTATTCGGCCCGGCGGTGTGGGCTGACTTGGTAGTGCTTAACTTTATCGGTCTTGAGTTCGTAAGGTTCGCCGAGATCGTTATTATAAAAAACTTGCAGCAGTTCGCCGTCGCGCGGAATGTTCGCCTCGTCGTCCCACGCTTCGACCCATGCGATCGCTATGGCTTCCCACGTCCGGGCGAAGTATGGCGCGTACAATGCCGAAAGGTGGTAGCTGCGGAAGTTAGGCACGCGCGGCTTGGCGGTTGGCACCCAGCGACCCTTCGCCATAATCGTGATCTTGTCTTCGTTCACCATCTCGCCTTGGCAATGTTGGCAAACGTAACGGACCGATCCCGGGGTCACGGTGTAGGGGTCGTCCATTTTCCAGATCAGCCCATACACTACGCCGCCCTCCCCGACCCCTCGGAACTTCAAGCGCTGGAACTTGCCGCAGTGCTTGCACGGCACTTCGTAATAGCGCTGGTCGCCCATTTTAAAGCGCTTGCTTATCGCGTCGGTTGCGGCAATGTTGGGGGTGCTTAGGTCCAAGATTTTGCGCGACCCTTCGTATGAGTTAGTCCGCGTCTCGGTCAGTTTGAGGGGGTCCGCGTCCCGTCCGACAGTCAACGGCCAGCCGCTAATTTCGTCGCGCAACAAGATAGGCGCGGACAGCGATCGCATTTTGTTGGCGTTGATTGCGCCAAGCGGGAGCATGTAGCCACCCCCGGCCCAGCTGATCCGCTTGTTGGTGAGGCCCTGTTTGCCCGCGCGCATTTCGTCATTTGACTGGATAAGGTGCGACATGCCCGAAGCCGTGATCATTGGCACGATGTAGTCGTCGACCCGGAGTTCGGCCAGCTCTTTGTCTGCGGTGAAGAACAGCACAGGCATGTGCTTAACGTATTCAAGGTGGTATCCGACGGCGTTCTCAAGCAGGCCGACAGTTGCGGCGACCTGCGCGCCCTTCTGCACGGCGATAAACCGGGTCGGGTCTTCCGGGTCCAAGCAGTTGATCACCTCTTCCCAGTACGGCGTGGCGTCCCAACTAAACGGGCCGGGCTGCGGTGTGGTGGACCGTGGCAGGATGCGTTTCTCTACTGCCCACTCCGCGGGGCTCACGGTTATAAACTCGTCGGTGGTGTCCGCCACCATGTCCGCGACTTGCTCGCCCGTCTCGCGGAAGTGGTCGGCGGGATCATACATCGCGCAACCTCCGCTCCAGTTCTGACTTCGCCGCCTTAATGGTCCGGCTGATCACGTCGCGCATTGCGGCCTCGATGTTCTTCTGGTCTTCGCCCGCGGCCACTTGTGTGACAGTGCGCGTGGCCATGTTCTTAACGGCGTCGGCTAGCAACGCTTTTTGCAGCGCGTCAATGTGGGTGACTAACTGCTCAACGTGTACCCGGTGGATGTAGTCTTTCCGCTTCCGGGCTTGCTCGTCTTCGTACCCCCGGGTTTGTACTAACGACTTTACCACCCCCACGTAGTCCTTCAAATGGGAGGCAGTGCCGAAGCGGGCCACGACTTCACGCAGCGGCATTTCCAACAGCTCGCCCGCGCTCACGTCTTCCGGGTCCGGCTCGTCAAAGTCCGGTGCGGGGTCGTGTATGGGGTCGGGTGCTTTCGGAGCGGGTGGTTTGGGTTTGGTCACTTTGGCGCGAGCCTGTTGTGCGATTGCTGCGCCGTCCGGTTCGCTGTAACCCTGAGACGCGCAGAAGTGCGCCGCGTCGGGGTGGTTCAAGTCAACTTGAGATCCGACGAGCGCATTTTCTAATTTGCCGCCCGGCTTGAATTGGCGGTAGACGTAAGAGCGCGCGCACGTCACACGGCGCGCCAGCTCACCCTTACTGATAAGCCGCTGTGGTGTCCTGTTCATGGCTAAAGTGTACACCGCGAGGCGCGCGTGGACAAGTTAGAGTTGACGCGGGGCCGCAATTTTGACTTTGCGCGAGGGTCGGGGGCGCGAAACAAAAC